TTCGGGTTTTATCGTCAAGTCTGGTGGTATCTGATTCGCTATCAGTACCAATCGTTGCACCTTCGAAATCATCACCAGCACGATCAATAATGTCTTGACACTTCTCTGGAGTTAATTCCTTCTCCCACATCCAATATAAACTACTCATAATACAATCACTTCCCCTTCTGTTTCAATCCATACCTTTGCACCACATGATAATGGTTTGTCTGGACTGTACACGACTTTACTGTCGCCTTTGATATGAACCTCATGTCCATATCGATTCTCTTTATACGTCTTGCATGTAATCACAGGTTCACGTTCCCCTGTCTTTGCATTGCTCCTAATGATATGTTGATTGATGTGTATCTTTGTTTTCATAACATCCCATCCTTACCATACATACCCTTATCACTATACATATCCAAATTATAGTGCTTCTTATGGGATGTGTACATCTTATCTGAATGTGCATCCAATAGGTTTGCAAATCCATGTAAGGTTGTGTGTATGGAGTCCATATCAGACTTTGTGATGTCTCCATCATATATCATATCAGCATAGTTTTTTATAATCTCTGCAAAGGTATTAATTTGCATGATTTCTTGTTCTATGTCAAACCTGTCTACTTCAAATAATGCACTCATCCGAAATTCTCCAATCCACTGTCTACACCTGCCCATCCAGATTCTAGATGTTCAATCTCATCCTTCAATCTTAGTTTCTCTTTCTTCATCGTCACAAGGAACTGGTCTGGCGCATTCTCTGCTTCTGCTGCCTCGACTCTTGCATGTAAGTCCTTATGTTTCTTTTTGAGGAAATTTATTCTGTTTAGTACATTCATTAAAAGAATCCTTCTAAAGTTGCAGTACCGTGTTTATCAGCAATACGATTCACGTTACTTTTGTTATGGTCTACACTTGCACCCCTATGTTCATAGGGCATGTCATCACTAAGTGTGTACGAAATCTCGCCTGGGCGTTTAATCTTCCACTGCAAGTCTTTACCCTTTGGATAGTCAATGTTCCAATCCATTGCAGATTGTTTTAATAACTTCCTAGACTTCTTACTGAGTGGATAGATGTACCGAAACTGTTTACCCCATACACGACTAAAACCAAGTTCGCCCATCTTCTCATCAGAAGGTCTTGGGCCGTACTTGGTGTCGTATCGGTTCATCTCTTTCTTCATCTTACGTTGGATAGTTCGAAAGTGTACCTTCTCGCCCTCTTCAGTGACATAGACATCACTCCATATGAAACCACCATAAAGGAAGTTTGCAGACTGATATACATATCCAGGCTTACCGACTATACCGTCTGCCCATGTGTAAAGGAATTTAACTGTTGGAGTATGTTTCTTCATCCACTGAATCGTCAGACTTTGCATCTGAGACTCACTGTTTCTTGGCATAGACTCATCCATGCACATCTTACCTATTTCAAAGTAGTCACATGTCGAAAGTTCTGGGAACATCTTCTTAATCGTTCCCATTGGGTTAGTTCCCCAACCTAGTGTCAGAACTCCGACTAGTTCATCGTCTACATAAGCACCAAGATGGTGTTTAGTCAGTTTGGGCATTACTGGACTGTAATGTCGCTCCTGTACGAATAGTGTCGCAACCCTGTAATCGATTTTCTTAATTATCATTACAAACCCTAATTTATATGACTATTTAGAGGTATTCAGTACTGGTCGATTTAGTAGGATTGTGGATAGCATCAACACTGTCGTTGAACCATTTAGTCGTTTCGGTATGAACCCGAATACGCCTAACTCCATCTGAGTCAACTTCCTCAATATAAGTTGTTGCAACTCGTTTTAAAACTGTTTCTACTTTACTCATCTTGCAGTATTTCCTCTTCTTGTTCTTCTAACAACAGCTCTACTGTTGAATTTATTAATGCCATTTGCCAATCATTGATTGTTTCCCACATCTCCTCTTGGAAGATGTCTTCTGCTTCATCATCAACCCATGTTTCTGTGTCTTCATCATAAGAATCATCATTAAGACGGTCAGAGTCGTTAATAACCTGCTCTCTGATTTCATCCCAATCGTATTCTGACCCATCAACCATTTCGTCACCTTCAAAGATGCTCATGCCTGCAAAGTTTGGGCCTTCATCCTCATATGATAAAGATGTAACCATCTTAGGGTCAAATTCTGACAGAATGGTTAGTAGTTTTGTTAGTCCTGCTTCTGGAGCACTCCATGCAGAATAACCATAGAAACCTTCTTCGTCCCACTCTTCAAGATAACTCCATTTGGGGCCGATGTGTTCAATTGTCCAATCATACTTTTCAGTTATCTCGTAGGTGTTACTACCTTCAACAAACATATCACTGAACCATGTCTTTGCATCTCCACCATTAGGGCTACGAATACGCTTGTAAATCTCGTTGAGTTTACCTTTTGCAACGCCATTTATCTTATGAAAGGTAACACCAAATCTTACATGGTTTGCCATTATTCAATCTCCTCTCGTGATTCATGCATGTCAATAAGACTTCGTAGTGTCATACTAACATAACCTTCTTTCCACTGTTCTTCATCTTCAAGATAATCTTCAATCTCGTTGACTTGTTCTACACCCAAATCATCAAAACTTTCAACACCATATTTTTCTTCAATATCATGCATCACCCAATCATATGCTTGTGCTTCTAACTGGTCACACAATTTACCTTGTTTATATACTTCAAACGCCATAAGTTATCTCCTCTTGCCCGTCATAGGGTCATTGGCTTCTTGTGATGAGAGAACTTGCAGTCCCCCCTTATTATATGCTTGTCCTATGACAGCATTGCCAGTATACACTGGTATTTCTTTCTTATATGCATTTCCCACACCAGAACCTTTGGATGGGATATTATTGGCAGGGACACAAGGAATTGAACCTCGTCCTAGTGGTTTGGAATCACTCGTGCTACCGTAACACTTTGCCCCTTTAGGTTTTGGCGCTCTACCTTGCACATAGTCGATGTACTCTTCAAGAGTTACGACTGAGCAACGTATCGACTTCAAAAACTTATTATGTTGTCTCCACTGGAGTTCGTACCGTTGTGGATTGATATTCTTTTTCTTCTTTTTGCGAGAACTATTACTGTTGTAATATACAGGCATCAGATGCATACCACTCATATCACTTCACCGTATCAAATGGTGGCGTATGAGCATATATCGTGGTCTGTTGAGTACACGATGCCATTGCCTGCTGGCGCCTACGATGTAGTATCTTAAAAACTGTTTTCCAATACTTCTTCGCCCACGGAGATAGATTACCTCGCATTATAAGTCCTGCTACCGCATTACATCGTTTATCCATTAGTTCATGCTGATATGATGTCATGTGCAACACTCCACGATTCAAAATCTTTTCCTCCGATATTCCACTCACACTCTTCAGTAGGAATTCGTCCGTATTTCCAGCAATACACAGTGAATGCCTTAGTTTCGTAATCATATTCATCAGATGTCTTTAAATAGATGTCTTGGCACTTCGCCTCTACATTCCACTCACAGTTAACCTTTTCTCTAGGGTCTGCCTCTGTGAACGTAGGGTCTCCGAATAGCTCACACAACTTATCAAAGGTTGTAGTGATGTGTCCCTGTAAGGACATGCCGTTTGTATTCACACCATCTGATGCTTCAAATTCAAGTATTTTCATAATTTCTCCATAATATAGTATCTATTATATGCTAAATTGCAACATATGTCAAGAGTTTTTTCCAGAAATAATAATTAGTCCACCAACTCCAGCACTAATCAATCCACCAAATGCAACCATCAGCATAGTACCGATTGAGTTTGCATATTCCATACACTTACCATCACAATCCCCAGCAGAACCTGCCATCATTATGATACCAAATATAATTAACATTCCACCAATTAATTCTCTCATTATTTTACCCTCGTGTCAATTAATATTTTACCCAAGTCGATTTTCTCAAAGACGATATCCATCGCCTGAATAATCCACTCTTGTTTCTTTTCTACAGCAGACATGTAGTCTTTTTGTAACTGTGTCAATTCTGCCATTGTTATTGACTTAACCATGTGATTAATAATCATTACGCTGCCTTCCCGAATAATTGTCCCATACCTTCAAATACTACATTGTATGCATTACACTCATACCCATAGTTGTCAAAGAAATCATCATCGTCATCACTTAGTTGGGCACAATGGTCTGTCCATGCAGTATTCATTGCCTCCATACCTGTCAATGCATCACCACCACCAAAACAGGCCATAGTGTTAAATGCATCAGCAAAAGTTGGTGCGTCTTGGTAAAAACTAGGAATTCTAAACATATTTTTCTCTCTCTTTATTGACTATACCTATAGTATACATGTTTTAAGAACAAATGTCAAGGCTTAATTGGCATTATAAGCCAGAAAACTTGGCAAGTGCAAAAATCATTACCCATACGAATATTCCGAACCATACTAGTGTTTTAAACATATTTCTCCTTAGTTGAGTGCATAAAAGTGATTAACACCTTCATATGCACTAGTTAGTTTTCCTTGCAACTCTTCAAGACTGTCTTGATTTGCTTGGTATCGTATCCCAATACCACCCTTTGCTTCCCACCTTGCAATGTTGTCTGGTTTATCATCAACCAGAATGTTTGGTGAACCATCTATCTTACTTACAGCATATCGTTCTTTCTGTCCAGTAAAGATAAGTTTATCCAACTCAGGCAAATACCCCTGTGTTGATAACCATACACGTTTCCAGTATGCAGAGTTGTCCCTATCACCACGCAATGGTGAAGAACAAATACCCCAATCATCAGTCAGTGTTTTTACAAACTCTACCAATTCATCAGATGTATCGTAAACATCTAGTGTGTTGAAGAAATCAGT